ATCTGCAACCCGAGCAGATGGAGCACGCCCGACGAATCCTTGATTCGCAGATGGCGACCTTGAACATTAAGGGCATCCGCTTGGGGTGGCCTATCCCGTCAAGCCCTGATGGCGGTGATCTTGACGAGGAAACGAATCTCCCCGACTGGGCGCTGGAAGCCACTTACCTGAATCTCGGCATCCGCATTTCGCCGATGCACGGGAAGGCTGTGACGCCTGATTACAAGGCTTCGGCACGGTTTGCTTATGACGCCATGCTGATCAGCATTGTGCAGCCTGTATCGCGCCAGATGCCTGCTGGCTACCCGCTTGGGTCTGGGCACAAGACAATCTCTGGCGCGGCGTGGTCTGCTGATCCTGAAGAGACTATTTCGACCGGTAATGACGAGCTGGAACTATGACAACCATCAACAACCTGTCTCGGGCAGACTCATTCGATTCTGGTGACTTGCTCGCCGCATACAGTCAAGAGAGCGGGATAGTAGCAATCTCACGAGAAGTCCTTTTGGCAATGCTTGAGGCCAACCTGAGCCGTGGCACGCTGTCAACGAGATACGCCGCGCCAAGTGCAACCGGGTTCAGCGTGACGGCTGAGTCAAATACGCACCTGATTCTTACGCCATTGGCTGGGTACGCTGCTGGCACGATTGTGCTACCGGCAACCCCGACTGATCGTGACGAGTTCTTGTGCAATTCAACGCAAGCTGTGACGACATTGACGATCAACGGAAACGGTAAGACCGTGACGGGTGGTCCGACGACGCTGGCCGCTAACGCTTTCTTCCGTCTGAAATATGACGGCGTTCTTTCTGTTTGGTATCGAGTGGGGTAATTTATGGCAACCATCGCAACGGCTCTCAATACGGAATTCACCCCCGCCGTGGGTGACTTCATCGCGCAATCAACCGGGGGTGACGCTGCATTGATGCGGAAGAACAGCGCAGGCGCTGGGTTTGCTGCTGTTGGCGTTATCTCAGAGGCTGCGATTGTGGACAACCCAGTTGCTGGCGCTGTTTACAAGTTCGTTGCGCATACCGGCAACCCTGTTGTGCAGGCTGACCAATGATTCGCAACCCAATCCGCAAGCTTCTGGCCAGGATGATCCGTCGCCCGACTGAACCGTCTCGCGGGGCTGTTGTTGCTTCTGTCGGCTCTTTGATGGTTGACAGCTTCCCGGTGATGGTTGATGCCTTCACTGTTGAATTCTCGTGAGGTAAGCCATGCCAGTAACCGTAAACGGAGGCGCACCTACTGCGCCGCAGATCGCCGAGTTCCAAGCGGCGTTTCAAACCGCGACCGCATCGCACACGCACGCGTCAACCGGGATCACTGATTTCGACGCTGCAACTCGGGCGCAGACCGAAGCGGAACTCGCTGCGGGTGCCAACATCACCATCACCCCGTCTGGCTCTGGGGCCACCCGCGTTCTGACCATTGCATCAACTGGCGGCGGTGCTGGTATATCTGATGGCGACAAGGGCGACATTACCGTGTCTGGCACGGGTACGGTGTGGACCGTTGATAACGGACTGGTCGCAACAAAGATCGCAGACGGCACCGTAAGCAACGCTGAGTTTCAATATCTGAACGGCGTTACCTCCGCGATCCAGACCCAGCTCGATAGCAAGCTAAATGAGAACATTGCAACCGACATCACGGCGACTAAAGCTGTCCCAGTCGATGCTGACAAGATCGTGATCTTGGACAGCGCCGATACGGACACGCCGAAGATTTCCACCCGAGCGCAATTCTTGGCCGGCGTCAGCGGATCAACTGACCTGACTTACACCGCTGCAACCCGCGTCATTGCGAGCAGCACGGGCACCGATGCGACTTTGCCGCTGGTGAGTTCTGGCGATGCTGGCCTTGCGCCTGCGTCTGGTGGCGGTACGTCAAACTACCTTCGCGCTGACGGCACATGGGCTGCACCTGCTGGCGGCGGTTCGTCGCCCCTGGCTCTCTGGGATTATTGGTACAACATGCGCATCGGTAGCACGGCTACGGGCATGCCGGACATGTTCCAAGCTGCTGCGATTTTGACTGGAACGAACAGCAACAGCCCGCCGTTTGCATCTGGACTTGGATACAACCCATACGGCGTTTTGCTTCGCTCCAGCACCACGGCTGACAGTGGTTTCCGGTACACCACCAACAACAGCAACGACCGATTCGGACAGATTGGGAAGAAGTTCCGCGCTCAATTCATGTGGGTGACGGCGTTCACCGATAAGACCGTGCGACTTGGCATGCACAACAGCGCGACCACGGCAGATGCAACCAACGGCGCATACTTTGAAGTGGTGGGTGATGTAGCGTCCTGCAAGACGGCAGAAAACAGCGTCAGAACAACCGATGCAACGACCTACACGCTGTCGCTGACCATCCCTTACACGTTTGACATCGACGTGGCTGCTGACGGCCTTACAAAGCGGTTCCGCATCTATTCAGGCACCAGCACCACGGCGGTTCTGGATGTGACGATCAGCGATTCTCGATTGACAGGCACCACTTACACGACCGGCGCGGGCGTGGTGGCAACGATGGCCGGAACCACGCCAACAGACATCGGGGAGATTCGTTTCCTCGTCAAGGTCCCCACTGTCAGGGCTTGACGGGATAGGCCATCCCAAGCGGATGCCCTTAATGTTCAATGTTGCCATCTGCGAATCAAGGATTCGGCGGGCAAGCTCCAGCTGCTCGGGCTGTAGATCGTACACAAACCCAGCAAGGCCAACAGAAGCGTAGGCCAGTTCGACAATCTGTCTTTTGGTCGTCATTGCAAATTCTCGGATTGAAGAAAGGGGAGAGCTTTTGGCCCTCCCCTGCTGTCAGTCGTTAAATCTGGTTCGCAACGACAAAACCGCACTTCTCCGGCTGGAGAACAGCCACGCCGTACAGGGTGGTAAAGCGAGCCGTCATCTTGCCGGTCAGGTGGTTGAAGCCATAGGACACGGTGATAGGCACGCCTTGCTTGGTGCGAGCGGTCATCACCTGCGCGCCCTGACCCGATGGGAATGCCAGTTGACCGAAGGAGATCAGGCAAGCGTCCTCAGACCAGAACGGGTTGATCGGCTTGGTGGCCGTGTTCAGGAAGGTCAGAGCAGCGTTGTCAGCAGGCGATGCCGTGACGTTCTGGTAAGGGCCGGTGACCACGATGGCAGGCGTGATCGTCAGCGCACCAGCAGCGTTAGCCAGGACTTTGAAGGTCTGGAGTTGGCCGGTGGATTGCTTGGTCACGAAGTGCACCGAGAAAACGCTGGGCAGGGTGAACACGTCGCCGAGCTTCACGTTTGCCACGTTGGCGCCATCGCAGTTCAGCGTCATCGAGCGGTTGTCCTGCAATGCCGAGCCAGAGTAGGCGGCGACAGTCAGGGCCTGCGATGCGCCGTTCACCAGCGTGGAGGTCACAGTGCCGGTAACGACGCTGTTGCTCAACTGGTCAGTGCGGAAGGTGCTGAAGTTGGCAATCGGAGGCAGCTTGGAGCGCTCGTAAGCACCTTTATTGATGTCGCCGATGTAAGCGCGGTTACCCAGGTCTTTGGACACCTTTTGAGCGTCGAAAGCATTCAGGAAGTGCTTACGGTCCATGCCAGCGGTCACGCCACGCACGATCAGTTGGGCTTCGGCTTCGGCAGCCATGTCCCACGAATAGTCGCCAGTCTTGGCAACCACGATGCCGCCGCGCTGGTTAACTTCCGTCATCAGGCTGGTTTCAATGTCACCGGCCAGGGCTTTCTTAGCAGCCACGCCCATGCGCTGGAGGTGCGTAGGATCACGCATTTCCTTGGCGTCAAGGGAGAACAGCACGTTGGACGGGGTGCGATAGGTGATCGGAACCTTGCGGTCGATCACATCGGTCTGCGCCGAAGCGGACACGTCAAGACCAGTCACCACCGAAGCGGAGTAGTCCTGAGAAATCCACTCAACATCACCAGCGCGCTGCATGGTGGTTTGGTCGGGGAAGCGGGTTTGCACTTCACGCGACATCACGCATTCGGCATCGAAGCCTTCAATGACTTCTTCAAACGCGACTTCTACGGCTTTCGCCAGATTGTTGGCCATGATAGGGCCCTTTCATAAATGGAAATGAGTTGTTGCGGTTTCCCGCGCTTTACTCACCATTTACGGCGGTGGGGCCGAATCAATGCACTCGGTTTAACGTCCCGGATGACGCGCCCCGTTTTTAACGCAAGGGGCAAGCGTTGTCAATTACTTCTTCGCTTTGCTCTTCGCGGCGTAATACTCAGTGTAATCGCCCGACTTCTCAGCCTTTTCATACAGCCGATCAATGCTTGCCTGCGAAGAGCCTGGAGTCTTACCCGACCCACTGATAGTGCGCTCAGGCGGCGGAGCGGTCTTGCCTTTGGATGCTACTTTGATTTGCATTTCAACCTTCGTAAGTTCTTTGATGAATTTGGCGTCTGATTTGATGCCTGCCAGCTTGCGCAACACCTCAGGATTCGACCCCAGTGCGACCACCAGAGTAGCGGAGTCGTCCGCCATGTCCATGAGCATCGCCTGACGCGGGCCGTTCAGGGTTGAAACAACCTCTTCTTCGGCCTCTTCCATCTTTTCCTTCGGGAATCGAGCCTTGCCTTTAGCGTAGGTGTCTTGGACAGACTGCCATTCCTTGGCTGATGCTTCCTGCTGCTTGCGTACCTGCTCTTTCTGCTGGTCTACCTTGGCCTTCTTGGCCGTCCAATCACGATAAGCAGCCTTGAATTGATCGGCGTCATAATCGAAATCCTCAAGCTCTGGCTCTTTGCCAATCTCGTCAACAACAGGCGCAGCAGAACCGGAAAGCTTTTCCTCAAGCTCGCGGATTTTCTTGGACTTTTCCCGGTCGCTCTTCCGAAGTTGGTTCACCCATGACGGGGCTTTCTTGTCGTCGTCCTCTTCCGGCTCATCGCCCAGGGTAACGACTAGGTCACCTTCCGCCTGATCATCCGGCTCAGGATCATCTGTAGCAGGCGGCGTATCTGAGAACGGGTTCTCAGGCGTGATCTCAAACTCTTCGGCAATCTCGTCAACCTGCGTATCAGTTCCAGATTCATCCGGATCAGAATTGCGCAGGCGGTGCATTGGTTTCAACATCATTTAAGTTCCCTTCCTGAGGATGGATGAAGTGGTTCTTACAGGATATTTCCTGTCTATAGGGCCGCCCATCAACCGGGCGTGCTCTCCCATCCAGTACGCGAGAAACCTAGTACAAACCATACCAAGCCTTCTCTTGGATGCAAAATTAACCCGCGCTCTACGCCTTCGGGAGACCATTTCCCTCTTGGATTTGAACATTCATCGGTCCTTGCTCGGCCAAAGGTGGGGCCGGTTCCACGTTCTCACCCATCGCGGGCGGATTCATTTGTGCCTGCTGAGCCTGTGCAGCCTGCATATCGAACTCTGTGATTGTCTTCAACATGTTGACCTCAACCTCTGCCGCCTTGTTCATGGTCAGCACGGTATCAGCGCCGGCTTTCTTCGTCAGTGCGCGCTCTTTGTCTGCGCTCGCCATGAGGAATTCAGCGTTCGGGTCGGGTTTCTGCGCTTCCTGCTGTTCGGAAATGCGCTTCTTGTCGTCTTCGGTCGGCTCAATCACTCCCATGCTTACCAGCCGACGACGTGCCCA